CTTGAAGCGATAATGTTAACGCTCTAACCTTGTGGTTATCGTTTTCAATGTCGGTTATATGACAATGACAATCACCTATACATACCTCGTATCTTTCGGTGTTGTTTATCTTCTCTACGACTGGCATAAGCCAATCCCATGAGGAGTGGTATTGCAGGTCTTCATAAAGAACTACTTCTTCAAACACTCCTCCAACTCCTTTTTCTAAAAATTCCTGTCTGTATGGTTTGCCCATAAATTCTGCTATAAGTTTATTGTCTTTAATCATCTCTTTTTTCTTTTAAGTTAAGTAATGAACAATTTGAACAAACATTCCAATCGTGGTCTGTTTCGTTCATTTCGTCTTCAGGTAAATATATCCCACAAATACTGCAAGGTATATCTTTAATTTCTTCAGGATTTCCCATCATCTTCTTGCTTTTTGTTCGTAAGTTCCTTTGTAAGTTCCGTACTTATCAATGTATTTATTGCCTCCTTTAACCCCTATACTCCAAGAGGGAGTGTCGTGAGTCCACCCGAACATTAATTCCCAAGTGTTTTTAGTTACAAATCCATTTGCCTCTTCTTCTTTTAAGGCTTTAAGTTTCTTTGCCCTACGCTTTTTATTGTACTCTGATAAGACCTTCTTATCCTTTAACCCTAAAGTCTCTTTAGTAGACTTCTTCTCGTGTAAAAACTTCATAGTTATTTTCCTTTAAAGTTGTACGTGGTCGCCCACGAATTATTAAATATACTTATAGCGGTCTTCTTTATTTTACCCGATAAGTATAATCTTCCCTTTCTCTTTTTAAGAGTGTTTATAGACACTTTAATGCCGTAACACTTCCTTAAGTACCTCTGTATAACGAGAAGAGTTTTACCCCTTAGAGACCCCTCGATTATAGCTTGGTTTATTAAACACTTTTTAAACATGACAATATATTTAAGTTATATACTTTGTTATATAGTACGCAGTTTTAAATAGGGGTGTACGCACAATTAAGCACACCCCCTACTTGATATTAAAATGGTAGTTTAGTGGCGTCTTCGTAGTACCCACAATCGTAGCAGTGAGAGTACTCATCTACCCCTGAACCATATACCCTTAAGGTTTGACCGCAAGAGCATTTAACGGAGGCTCTGCCACTGTAATTAACCTTCTCGGGTAAGGTATCTACTGTAGGTGTGTTAACGTCCTCACAGAACTCACACCCTTGAGTACTAATTTCTCCACACAAATCACATCCCTTAAAGTCATTTACCTTTGATATAAGGGTTGATATTAGCCCTGCTTTTTTAGGTTTAGAGCTATACCAATTATTTTGTTGAGCAACATTACCATAACCCGAAGCCCCATAAGAGTTGTAAGTACCATAACCCCAACTTTGATATTCATTCACAGCTTCGTGGGTGTGTTTAACTTCTCCTAAAGAGGTTATCAATGCCCCTACTAACTTCATAGTGTTTATAGCCTCATCAATCTTAACGTACTCTTGTTTTGTGTGAGGTTTATAATACCCACAACTCATATTAGCACAGCATATATTGGCTATCTGAGATATTTCGTGAACGTCAGTAAGCCCTCCATCTGTTATTGAGTAGTTATAAGTTTTTAGTGTAGGCGCTATCAACTTTTTAAACGCATCCCCAAACATCTTAACATTTGAAGAGGTTTGAACAAAGTCAGAGCTTCCCTTTCTATCGCACTCGAAAACATATCCCACATCTTTAAAGAACTCCTCGTCAGCCTTACTACTACCTACGCATCCGATTTCTTCTTGAGCAAAGAAACATATTTTTATGTTGTCGAACTTCCGCAACATTTCTAAACACACCCATATACCCACCTTATCATCGCCACCCGTACCTACTTGTTGCATAGATTCTAAGTCGTAAGCAACGAAAGAGCCGTTAACTTCGTACACTTTATATCCTTTGTATATATCGTGAACGGTATCGGTGTGAGAGACTACGCAAGGATAAACCTTCGCAATCCCCTTCGTAACATATAAGTTGTCGTGAGCATCTATTTCTACGTTAGATGCCCCTAACTCATAACACTTATCTATAAGATACCCTACTGTATCTTCATAATCGTAACTCGTAGCTTGAGTACTTAAAACTTCCTTAAGACTACACTTTAATTCGTTGAACTTCATTTCTTAATTTTTAGTAATTTAATAATTGACGAGTGGTTGCCTCTACATCACTCAAGGTGTATGCTTGATTAATTCTCCTTATCAGCATAGCAATTAAGCCAACCTCTTTGTTGTGAACATAGTTATCAATGCGACCTCCTACGTATGTACACTCGGATTGTAACCGATTAGCCCCGAATACATCTCTACAAACACCCGCCCCATTATTTGTGTTTATAATTCTAGGCTTATCGTTTTTGTCTAAGTAGACAGCACATCGAGCTTTAAGTTGCAAATCCCCCTTGTAATCCTTAATGTATAAGTTCGGGTCAACCATATTCCCATCAACCTCAATAAACTTGTAAGATAAAGGAAACCACTCGTTTGAAGTCATACACCTCTTTAACTCAGAAGTGTGGTGATACACCCTATTCCCCTCTTTGTTACGGATTCTAGTTACAACCCTATCTCCGTTAGAGTCGTATGTAGCCCAAGTTCCTTGAATAAGTAAAGAGCCTTCTCCTATTTCGCAGTTATCAACATAGCTAACAGTCTCATTAAGTACGGCATCTTCGTATCTTTCCCCGTTGCTATCCAATTTATAGCACAAAGTTATATCTACGTGAGAGTAATCCCCACCCGTAGAGTCAAAACTCCTAAAGGTTGTTGCTTTATGTTCCTCCCAAGCAAGCTTCGGGCTATTAGTTAGATAACAATCTCCACCATCATTCTCAAATCCATAAGAGAAGGTGTCTATGTAAGGAAAGTTACCCATGTCGTCAAAGTGTGCTACGGGTATAATGAACCCCTTAGTAAAAGTTTCTCCGTCAAGACCAATCCACTCAGTTTTATGTGAGTAACTTTGGCGAGACTTATAAATCCACCCTTGCTTTTTAGCGTAAAGCTTAAAATTCTCCGTATCGCCATCGTGGGTGTGATAGATTCTATCTAATACTTTAGTGCCATCAATATCCCACAGCAAAGCCCTACTATTATACCCTGAGCCATCACTATCTTCGTGCATAATTAATGTAACAGGGGTATCATCATCTTCGTAAAGTTGGAAATATGCCCCATCTTGTTGGGACTCACTCCTCATACAACTTTCCCCCAATGAACCCCGACCATCTCTAGCGTCTTCGCAGGTGTTTTCCCAAAGATAAAAACTAAAATCCTTTGAGTCGATAAAGTGGTTGTCTCTATTAGGTTTTGATAACCCCTTCAACTGAGAGGTAAAAACCTCTATATCGTTGTTAGTTATCCCGCAATCCTCTATAAAGGATGCTATAAAAATCCTCTTTAAAGCCTTACCGACTTTTGATTTAACCCGTTGGTGATTGGTAGGACTCGCGGCGTACTCATCACTCCAAGAGTTTTCCTCAATCCTCCTTTTTGTAGCGAAAGATATTTTTCCTACATCATCAATAGATTTATTTAGGTACAGCGGTATTTCTGCCCCATTTTCTAAGTGATGGTCGTCAATATTCCCTTTCTCAAGGGTTAATAACGCCTCTGCCGTGTTTGTATGACCAATAGCCATACAAGATTCAAGGATTTCCTTGAACTCTGTAGTAATTCTAATCATAATTAATCGTTTTTGGTTTTGTTTATTTACAGCTACAATCAGCATAAAGAAGATTACCCCTAGTACCTACCCCTACAAAATTTCGTGTATGAAGTAAGTCAGATACAGCTAAGTCTGTTTGTATTCTTAATACATTCCCGCCATATCCCTTATGGCGTTCACACTTAACTGCGCCTATTTGCTTTTCTTTTACATTACAATCCTTTAGATTATTTTCATCTACAAATACTTCGTATCCGTATTCTGCAAACACTTCGAATGAAAGTAATTCTTTCCCGTTTGATTTATTTTCAATAATAATTTTCATAACTACCCCTTTTTAGTTAACAATTTAGTCAGCTTGACCATTTGCTTCTTACCTATACCACAAGGTCTTGCATTAGGCTTACCTTTAAACTCATTAATGTACTGAAGAATCCCCTCACGTGTACTAATTTGGTTTTGATACGCATTGTTGCGCTCAATCGCTTGTTGTTGCTTTTTCGTTTTACGGATAGCAAATTTCCCGTTACCCGAGTAACGAGGTCTTACATTTTTCTCTAATCCAGCCATAGCTTTCAATTTAGATATTAGTTAATTTTCCGATTCATGCTTTTGCAATCATCAGGCACGACTACATCGTACTTCGGAAGGTACTTTTACACATTAAACCCTTAAATCAAAGTTTATGGTTTCAAATGGTGGGTACTAGCTATATTACCCATACCTTTAAATGCTAATGTAGAGCGACTGCCTCTCGGAACGAAATTGCTTTAGCTATTCACAATCCCTTTTCAATCAACTCCCCTAACGACTTTGCAATTCGCCGTTAAAAGATACTACTACATAGTAGTGCGTGTTGGACTCGAACCAACATTTAGAAGATGAAATCAACTTGTCCTGCGGAGTAAACCCCGACACCAATTAGACGAACGCACCATGTTGCTATCCTTTCTTGGTTCTCAGCGATAGCTTTCTGAGATGCTTTGGGTTTTAGGTGCAGAGAACCTAAACCTTTCGTCAAAGGATTTTTACCCCGAAGGGTGCAATGCTGAACGTGGTCACTCCATTCTGTAAAAACTTATTCTCCACAAATTACCGTATGATAATTCATATTCTTCTTTTAGCGCTTTAGCATCTTTTAATGTGTGGGCTGTGTCGATTTTCTCGAAAGCCCCTCCGTTGTAACTTCCTACAATTTTATATAGCATATCAATTTTCTTTAGAGTTTTCCCACTCGTTTATGGTGGAATTTAGCGGTGTCTTTTTAATGAAATGTTGTACGTGTTCACTCACATAAAATTCAATTATGGAGTAGAACCCGTAAACAAATAATCCTAAAATAGAACCGATAGAGCCGTAAAAAAGTATTCCCGTAAATAAGTTATTTATAATCATAGCTTTAGAATTTAATGTATGATAATTCGATAATTCTCTGACCTACACGCTCTGAATCCTTACGGATAAGTTTTGTGCATTTCCCTTCCAATACTAATTTAATTTCCTTTTTGTTGTTCTCTTTTTCTCTTAAGTTTAACCCTAATAAAGTTAAATTAAGTGCTTCTGACTTCGATAAGTGCGTTTCAGTAATCATAATAAATGTATTTAGTTAATAGTTAGTTCTCGTAGGTAGTATTGCTCTACCTCACAAACTCAAGTTCTACAAGACTTAAAAATATTTTTTCCCCTCCAAAATTCTTAAATTTCAGAAACCCGCAAATCCCCCCCGATTTCAATAACTTTATATGCGCGCGCGGGTATATGTATGTGCGCGTGGGTGCGTACGTATGTACATATGTGCATATGTGTATGTGTGTACGCGCGCCTGCGAAAATGTACATTCGCATATACGCGAGAAATATTTACACATATAAATATGTGGATATGTAAGTTAAAAAATATGTGAGCCGAAGCCCACACATTTAATAATTTAGATATGTAGCTATATTGCTACCCCGATTTTAATACCTCCGACACTGAGCTTGTCTATTGACCCGAATTTCACTAGATTGACTTTCTGCTGACGTTGTACCTCTTCGTCTGCGATTTTGCGCTTCAACTCTTTAGCTTTTTTGCGGTCTGCTTTAGCTTTAGCAGTCGCTTTGGTTTGCGAGTGTGAAACAAATTTAAAGTCTATGTTTTTCGCGCTCACTTTTACACTGCATTTCTTGTTATAGCTGAATTTAAGGCTTTTGGCTTTTGGCGTATCCAATAGACCCGCCTCAGCATATATCTCAATAGCCTGCGCAATAGCTAAGCGCATTATATTCTTAGCGCGCTTTTCAGCACTAGCCTCGATTTGCGCGTATTTTTCGCGGTCTGCTTTTACGCTTTCGCCGTTATCGGTTTTTTCAGCGGTCAACAATTTTTGATACTGCTTTTTTTCAGCGGGTGTGATTGTTCCCGCGACTTTTTTAGACATTAAGTCTAGTAATAAATTTTGGTCTGCTTTTTTCATAATCAAGTATTTAGTTAGTTAAATATTTAGGTAGTTCAATAAGTACATATCGAGCTTTCTACATATGTAGGAAGTGCTATACAACAGTGAATCAAAGAACTAGCGTTAAGTACGGGAATCGGTTTGGATTGACCATAAAAAGGTATGCGTGCATAACAAAGTTAAAGTACTGAGCCTCAACACTTTAGCCCTCTCACTATTTAGAATCATTATTTGCTAGAGCAACAAAGTGAGTGGTAGCAAGGGATACAGCCCGATAAAAAAATGTGGCAAAATAAGGCAAAATAAAAGTTAAAGTGCTGATAATCAAGTAGTTACAAAAAAATTTGGGAACTCTTTAAAGTGCTGATACTCAGCGAGTTAGCCTCTCCTTTCATATCTTTTGAAAAAGGTATCTGAGTATACCTCAACACATTTGAGGCGCTTAAACGGGCTAATTTGAACATTCAATGCAATGTGAATTAATTATCGCTTGCAGAATCGCGCGAAGGGTCTCGCTAGTGTGTTGATATCGATTGAAGTTGTACGTGGCTGAAAAGGGCTAAAAAGGGGCTTCTTTGCCTTGTTTGAGTCGCTGCAAAAAACTAAAACGTAACACCAAAAACAACCAACGTATATAGAAACCTCGATATGTAAAGTGACTTTTCGGCTAACGTATACAGAAACCTCGATATGTTGACCGATTTCGTTAAGTCGTTGATTTTCAGCACTTTACCTACATATAGCGCTTTCTACATATATAGAACCGTCGATATGTTTATAGTTGTTTTTACCCAAATCACAGAAATTGTGACTTCTTCCAAAGTGTTGAGGTACTATTAATAAGTGTTGAGAGGGGGTATAGTCAGAGTGGATTTCAAAAAATAATACAGTTACCCCTTGTTTTTCGGTGGCTTCGCAAACGCTACGCATAAACTACGGCGAAGTTATAAAATTAATTGTATAAAGTCAAGGAATTTAATATTTTTTTTTATATATTTGCAATTAAACGAAGTATTATGGCATTAAAGAAGAGTGCGAGGAATTATAAAAAAAGTGCTGCCTCAAGAAAAACAAAAGCTGCTTACGATAAAAAGTACGACGCTACCCCTGCTAGACGTAAAAGACGAGCAGAGTTAGTTAAAGCTAATAGAAAAGCAGGGACTTACGGAAACGGGGATGGATTAGATATGTCTCACACTAAGAAAGGCGGCTTCGTTAAAGAAAAAGCTTCTACTAATAGAGCTAGGAATAAACATAAGGCAGGCTCTAAGAAAAATAAAAAATAAAATGGCAGTAGGGAATAAGCCAAATAGGTGGAAAAAAGGCGAAAGCGGTAATCCTAGCGGAAGAACTAAAGGTTCAGGTAATAAAGTTACAAAAGTAACTAGAGAAACTATTGCTTTAGCTTTACAAGGGACTACCTCAGAAATAAAAACAGCTTTAGCGGAAGTTAGAGCTAAAAGTGCAAAAGATTATATTGACTGTATAGTGAAGTTATTGCCTTACGTAACACCTAAATTACTTGCAGCGCAAATAAACGAAGAGCAAACACATAAAATAGAAATTAATTTAAGCCAAGACACTACAGCTAGCGACCTTAAAAAAATGTTAGGGGAAGGAAATGAAAGTGTTGAGGATATAAACTTTGAAGATTTATAAATTATGTCAGTATCAAGAAGAGAAAAAGCTTCAGATAGCAACTACGAGTCAGCAATAGGGGCAAGACCTTCTATGACAAATAGAGAACCTGAGTTGGGAGATGTTATAGAGGATTTAAGAGACGACGTTAATGATTTAGCTGACTTAGCTAATAAAGTTGACGGATTAACATTTTCTTACACTGCTGCTGCGGGTCGCTCTGCTGCAACTTTAGTTATTACTGCGTCAGACGGGACTACATTTACTTTAACAGCTTAGAACATGGGGCGAAAGTCTAACGATACCATCCAACAAGAGCAACTAAGCGACTCAATGAAAGATGCGTTAAAGCGTAAACTTTGTGAGATGTCGTACTTTGAGTTTTTTAAAGAAGCCTTCAAGGTAGTTGAGCCTGCGGTAGAGTTAGATATTAATTGGCATCATAAATATATATGCGAAGTTCTACAGAAAGAGGCTGAAAGAATTGTAGACGACAAACCTAAGACCACAGATTTAATTATTAACGTACCCTTTAGAGCTTCTAAATCTCTTATGTGTACTATATTATTTCCTGTTTGGTGTTGGATTAGAGACCCTAAACTTAGATTCATAACAGCCTCATACTCAGCATCGTTAAGTGTTGAGCATAGCGCTAAATCAAGAGACGTTATTCAAAGCGAGTGGTTTCAAAAGAATTGGGGGGATATATTCACTATAAAGCCTGACCAAAACACTAAACACCACTACGTTAATGACCATACAGGTAATAGAAGAGCAACATCTGTCGGAGGTACAGTTACAGGGGCGGGGGCGTCTATAATAATAGTCGATGACCCTATAAGCCCAAAACAAGCCGCCTCACAAGCTGAAAGGACTCACGCTAACGATTGGTATAACACAACTCTTTATAGTCGCTTAGACAACCCTAGAACGGGCGTAAGGATTATAATTATGCAAAGACTGCATGAGGATGATTTAAGTGGATTCCTTTTACGGAACAATCCTGATTCATATAAACATATTTGTATCCCTGCGGAATCTTCAAAAATTTTGAGTCCTAAAGGACTCCTTAAATTCTATAAGAATGAATTATTTTGGGATACTAGATTCTCAAGAAAGATACTACAAGACTATAAATACCAATTAGGTAGCTATGAGTACGCGGGGCAATTACAACAAATGCCTGCTCCTGCAGATGGAGGGCTTATAAAAAAGGAATGGTTTAATATAACTAAAACTCTTCCTGACGAAAGGTTGGTGTGGAATTTTGTTATAGACCCCGCTTACACATCTAAAGAAAACAATGACCCTTCAGCTTTACTAGCTTATGCGGAATATGAAGGTGAGTACTATATACGGAGTGTTGAGGAGAAGTATTTAGAGTTTCCTGAATTAATTAAGTATATACATACGTTCTGTGATAGAAATGGTTACAGCCGAAGCTCGAAGATATATGTTGAACCAAAAGCTAGTGGGAAGTCTATAGTTCAAACCTTAAAGAGAAACACGCGCTTAAACATAATAGAATCTAAACCACCTTCAAAAGATAAGGTTGCTAGGGTTTCAGATGTAGTAAGTATTATAGAAGCTAAAAGAGTTAATCTACTTGAGGGGATGTGGAATGATAACTTCCTATCTCAATGTTCTCAATTTCCTAATGCTCGTCACGACGACATGGTGGATTGTTTACAGATTGCATTAGATTTATACGGAAAAGGAAAACGAATAACTGCATTTAGATAAATAAGGATATGAGGAAGTTTGAAGGATTAAAAATGCCTGAAAGGTGGGAGGACATAACGATAAGACAGTTCTCTAAATACAATCAAATATTAACCGACTTTAACGAAAAGGTTAAGGATTTAGACACTGACGGAAGTGAGTCTCACGTTAATCAAATATTAATAGAGGAGATTAAATTAAACTTCGACATAATAGAAGCTCTTTCAGGGATGGAAGAATCGGATGTCTACTCTATAGATATAGCTTTAGCTAAAGAGTACGTGAATGAATTGAAGTTTTTAGTAACCCCTTATGAAGCTAAAGGAATCAAGTCTTTTTACTTCAAAGATGTTAATTACAATCTACCTGATGAAATTCCTTTAAACACCAAGTTTGGACAATACATAGAAGCTTTACAAGCTGAGATGACAACTAGATATACTGATAAAGACTCAGTTATATATTTAGCTCATCAATTAGCTCACATGGTTGATAATGGTCAGGGTTGGGATGGAGCTTATCGGGATAAGTTAGCGGAGGAGTTTAAAGACCTTCCTGCTTCGATAGGATTAGATTTCTCTTTTTTTTTGTCCAAGAAGTGTCAGATTTACAGTCTAGCATACCTACAATACGCGGAGGGGCAACGGGTAAAGAGGCTTCCACTTATAAAAACAATTTTGCACCATTTGGGTGGCTTAAAACGCTATATGAGTTGGCTGAAAGTCAAATATTTAATCAGCATAATAAAACTCCAATTAACAGTGTTTTACATACAAATACGGGAGAGGTTTTCCAATATCTTTCATTCCTCGCCGCAAAAAGTAATTATGAAACAGAAATAAATGATTTAAGGTATAAAAAATAGATTATGAGTTATACAACTTTAAATACACTAAGTAGTGCCTTCTCTTCTGCGGTTGATGCCACAACAGGGTTAGACTCTTATTTAATGATAGATAGTAGTGAGCTTAACGCCCACCACAACATAAACTACCCTGTATGCGTAGTAGAGCCTCCAAACTCTTCTGTTAGCAATATAAATAAAGCTTGGGAGGATTATGACGTGTCGTGCTTTGTATTACAAGTAGATGATTCTAACGTTGATAATGTAATCCAATATGATACTTGCTTAAGCTTATTTACTAGCTTTTTAGCTAACCTAATGAAGCAAAGGGATGGGGAATACGTTTTAGATAAAGACTCCATTTCTATCGAAAGAATTAGAGGGGAAGGAAATGATAACCTTATAGGGGTTAAGGTAGGTTTTAATTTACTTGTTCCTTCAGTTTTAATCTCAGACACAGCAGATTTAACAGTCTTAACAGACGGGCTTTATGGCTATTGGGATGGAGATAGAAATGTTGCTTTTAGCCATTCATCTTTATCTTGGGGGTCAGCAGATGGGACTCCTCAAAGAACATTTACTAACACAGGGGAGTCAACAGAGGACATTCCTTCTTACGATTCTAATGGGGGTGCTTTCATTTTTCAAGGGTTCTCAGCGTTAGGTAAAGCGGAGACCCTAATGCTAAGCGATGTTACTTTTACTAACGCAAACCACTCTATATTTTTTAGGCTTCAGCTACCTGAAATAGATGGGGATGATGAGCAAATCTTATATGAGTTCCCTCCTGACGCTGAAGGTGATTACAACAGGGTTGTTATTATAAAAGGGGGAGCGCACGACGGGAAATTTAAAATAACGGTTGATGACAACGCAGGGAATAGAGATGATTTCGATTGGAGTGACGATAATTTACCTATAGGTAGTAGAACTCAGTTTGCTGTCGTAGGATTCATTAATAATGCCTCTGACGAATTAACAACTATATCTATAAATAACAGATTCCTCACAAGTGGTAACTACAGAAATGATGTTATAACAAACTCAGACCTTCATGTAGGGTCTAGGCATATAACAGGCGGTTACGGAGATATGAGTGGGTATCTTGGAGTTATAAGTCATATCGCGATATACGATAAAGCATTAAGTAAAGAACAGCATGAGGCTGTAGTATCAAAAATGTTAAGCGAAAGGTAATGACTAAACCAACTAAATTACTTGCATACGAGAAACTAAAAAGACGTATGCGTAGCTACGGGGGTAGCTTCACTGTTAAGCTAAGAAAGTCTTTAGCTGATAGAGGAAATATAGCTTACGGTGATTTATATAAAAGCATTAAAACTCGCCATAAAACAGGAATGACTTTAAACGAGTTGAACATTGAAATAGAAATGCTTGGGTATGGGCAGTTCTTAAACAACCCTTTCCCTCCTAAGAGTCCACCGCCTGTAGATGCCATCCTAGCGTGGATGGATAGGAAGGGTATTAAAATAAATAGGAGTAAAACTAAATACAAATTAAAAACTAGAAGACAGCTAGCTTTTATGATAGCGAGGTCTATAGGTAAGTATGGTTTTAAAACCTTTAATAAAGGAGGTCACCCAAAGGGGTCTAATCATACTATAGGGTGGGCTGACGCTGTTATTGTTGAGGAAATTCAAAGATTAAAAAAAGCTGTTCAATCAGACTTAAGAAACGCTGTTCGAGAGGCGGCAATAGAACTATTAGACTTTCAAGGAACGTCTAGTGGGGGAAGTAAGACTTATAAGTTTTAAAAACACAATAATATTATGGCACAAAATATACAAATAAAAAACGGAGTATCTACTCACCCTACAGCTAATTTACAAAGTTGTGATAGACCTATATTAGTTCAGTTTGAGCGTCAAATTGCGCTCCCGACACCTTCGGTTGTTGAGATTCAAGTTCAAGTAGAAAAGGATGGGGTTTTTACTGATGTAGGCACTAAGCAAGTTTCTAGTAGGGATTGGGATAGTTCTGCAGGAACTCCTATCTTCACTTTTGATATATCCTCTATTCTTTCAGCGCATATAGGTAGTGGGTTTTACACATCTATATTTACAGAACCTACCGCGACACCCGTAAGTATGACTAACGCTTCGGATAACTTGTCGTACAACTCAGTAGTGAAATACCAAGTATTAGCTAGAATATACAGCGTAGACACAGACACTCAAGAGTTAACTTTAAATGACGAAGACGAGGCTTATGCCACTCCTGAAACTAGGTTTGTAGGTAATATATTTGTTAAAGACGAAGTTTTAACTACCTCTAAATATACAAACTTAAATGTAGATACAAGTTGGAATGTAGACGGAGATGCTGACGATGTTCAAACTTCAAAAATGCTAAGTAACTGTCCTACTTCTTTAACGAGGAAAGTAGAGTTAGGCATGCCTTTATCTATCACAACATTAGGTAGAGAAAATACTTCCGCTATAGGAATGGATATAAGAGTTGTGCATATAAAAGATAATGAGGCTTTGTTTACGGAGACTTTAATTGACGAGTTGTTCGCTGTCAGCGAGCTTGGCATAAAGACGGTTAATGTAACCCCTAGCGATTCTTATTTATTGGGCGCGGTGACAGATTCGACTGAAGCTGCTTGCGGTAAAGTGTTGGAGTTCTTTCTTCTTGGAACGTCAGGAGATGCGTATGGTGGTGATAAAATTAAATTTGAGCTATATAACTCTAGTTCAACATCTAACCCAAACTTAAGCAAACTAAATCCTGATGCTTGTAGAATATATTTTATAAATGACTTTAATGTTTTAGATTTTTATGTCTTTGATAGTTTTGTTGATGTAACTCACAGTAACTCTAATTCAACTTTCAAAACAGGATATAAGGACTATACCTCAAGACATTCATCTAAAAGAGGGGTTTCAAGAGGTAGGACTGACGAAATTTATACTTGTTACACTATAGTAAATAGAGAGACGGCTGAATGGTTGTCTGAAATCTACAGAAGTACTGAGGTTTATCTTTACGAAGATGGAGTTTTTATTCCTATAACTATCTCTAGCGGAGATGTTAGAGTCGCTTACGCAAATAAAAACGAATTAGAACCATTCTCTTTGTCGTTTATTAAAGATGTTCACGTTATAAAAGGTTAATATGGCAGCAAATATATTTGAAATAATAGTAAGAAAAGGGTTCGACGCTTACGACGCATCAGTAAATATCTCTGTAAATAATGGGGAATTTAATACGTTTGTAAGTAGCCCTTTATGGGGAATGCAACTTCCTTCAGGGTATTCGTTTGCAGGGTTGTCCGCAAATTCAGGTGATGACGACGCTGATGCCATCTTAGGGGTTTTCTTTAATTCTGACTTCACAGAGGCTTGGGCTAACCCTACATCTATAATTGGAGGGGCAACTACTTACGCTTCTTTCCATGACCCCGAAGGGTGGACTGTAACGATGTTTTCTGTCGCTAATAGTGGTAGAAACGCACCTAATACCTCAAATACTGAAGATAACCCTACTTGTGGTTATTTTTATTATCAAGGTAACGCTCATAAATTATCTCCCGCGTTAAATCATATAAGTAGAGGCTCTGCGGGAACTACGGAAGAAAGAATTAACGGTATAGAGGATTTTTCTTTTATACCTGCAGCGACAGCTTTGTGGAGTGGTACAGGATTGGAGAATACTAACGACGTTTTACTCCCTTCACATAATGTTTCTTTCGGCTCTCTTCAAGGGTTGAATATATATCCTAGTCCCTCTACAAGAAATGTAACATTGGGGTCAAACAAAGTTAGAGTAACTGAGAAAATGCAGTCGTCTGCTTTTTTGGCTTTATACGGTTTTAACGACGTATATGGTAATACTGTAGGTAACGCCGTTAATGGTTGGTCTGACCCTACCGCTGTGGCTGATAAGTGGTTTTTTAACAACATAAGCATCACTAAATCCCTGTATTTCTCTAACCCTGCTAGCTTAATGTGGTCGGCATACGCGGGGGAAGAATATGTGCCACTAACTTATATAGCCCCACCTATAGTTAGGTTTAAAGATGTATTTAACGCTTCGGATTTAGGCAAGTATGTGACGGTTAAAACGTCTTTTGTGTCCCGAGCAGGCGCTACGTTCTTCTCTCAAGCCCTAACGGGGTGTCAAGGAACTAATAACTATAATACTGATGGAGACCAAGTAGAGGCAAGTGCTGTAGATTTTTCGGTAAACACAAGCACGGGGGTTGTATCGGGGACTAGTGATGGGTCGTTTTACCCTAACATTATTCACGAAGCAACGGAAGGTCCTATCGCTTATAGCGATATGACTGACACTGTATTTGTAGACGGAGATAGGTTAATACTAATAAAAAGCGACCCTAACATATCCTCTAGCATGATTGCTGATGTGAATTTACGTCGTTATTCGTCTTATAGGATATTTTTCAATGTCGCGGGTGTCACAGGGGATATTCCTGTAACTTTTAATGTTCACCTTTTCCGTGAGACCAATAGTGGTTGGGACTCTCACGCCTCAGCTATCAATAACACAACAAGTGATGATTTCGGAATTGATTTTGAAACAACCGCGCCAATCGACGGAACTCCTGTAGAAGGGTTGTGTAAATATCGACTTCAGATTTCAATTTTAGGGGGGTTAAATGGCTCGGTTGAATTTGGGGCTATTAGATTTTCTATGAATTATACAGCCGTTAACGAAATTACAGATTTTTCAGACACTTTTGGGCTTAAACTTACCACTAACCCTTTCGTTATAACAACGAGTGATTTTACAAAAGACCCTGATAGCCAATTTGGGAATACAGAAATAGATGGGAATCAAGGGGTGGATGCTTTTAAATATTATGACATTAATGATAATGTAGGGGTTGGGTTTACTGATAATGCGTACACATCTATTGGTGCGGGTGGTGATGTAGTAATAGACACTAGAGAGTTTTGCAATCCATATGCGGTAGGGACTCTAGGGACTCCAATGGTAAAAGAAAATGAGTCTCATCAATTCCCTTTGAAAAATGTTCTCCCTAAAGACCCTCAAGGGTTCTATTGGTTAGCGGTTGAAGAAGAGCTTGGAGAGGTTGTGTCAACCATTAAAATAGGGTCTCCACACTTAAACCTTTACCAAGACACTCTTTCAGGAAGCGGTATTATTTCAGCGGAGTGGGCTCTTGAGAACATAGAGTTTGGGACTTGCGAAAGCTCTTTTATCTCAAGAGCAGATTCAGCGGGTGATGGCTCGGGTTCGGGGTTAGATAAATTACATTTATACTACGACCCTAATCCCTCCTTCCCTTCTTATCAAACATCAAATATAACTCCGCCGCCTGAAGCAAAACTTAACACGGTTATTCATAATGATGTAATTATGGGGTCAATACCACTCACTATTGGGTATAAAGTTGATTCCTTAGTAGGTGACCCTATTATATTAGACTTCGGAGCAGGGACTAACACCATCACAATAGATACCGCAGGGACAGGAGCATCGGTTGTAGTTCCTAACGGAAATCAGTTAAGAGTTAGAACTCAAACCGCATTAGAGAAAGGGTCTGCTGTAGCCGCAGTTGAAGCTGTTATAGACTATGTGTCCCTATCTGTTACTCTTACAGGAACTTTACTTTTAGCTGAAAAATATGGAGACGAGTCGTCTAACAACTCTTCATTACCTGATATTGGGGAGTTCGACGCTTCGCTTAGAGTTTACAGTATAGAGGCTTCAACGCTAGCGTTGACTAACTCAGTGGGGGGCGTTCAGATGTTTAAAATTATAAACGGTCTTGAGGGTTCTTCTGAAGTAATAATAAAGATAAATGTGCTTTCCTTAGGAACAGGAAATTCGCTAAGCGTTATTGAATCATTTAGCGGTGTTGAAGTAACTACGCTTATAACCTCTACAGGAGAGACGGCTATAACTTACACCAACACTCCTGAAGAGTCGATGGGTAATATATTAGAAATTATCTTTCTATCTGACGGCTCTAACCCTTTAGATATAAAAATAACTTCTATCGCGGTTGAGAAAACATCATTATCAAGTTCTAATCTAAGTATCACTACCATTGATTTATACGATGATTTTGAAATGCCTATAAACTTTTCAGTTAAAGACTTTACAAATTTATCATCAGGAAGCGGTGATTACACTAAAACCTTAACCGTTCCTGCTACAAAAAACAATATGGGGGCTGTTGATTTTATCGGGAACATAAATTCAATACATAACAAGGAAACGACTGCAGGCTTCCCGTGTATGGTTAAAGCTGAAGGCTTACCTATTTTTGAAGGGGCGTTACATTTAACTGAAACTGATTTAGATGAACACGGAGAGGTTGAGCTGAAGTTTAATATATTAGGAGGAAATGCTTTATGGGTTGACGTTTTAAGGTCTTTAAATATAAAAGATTTAAACTCAAACGAATACCCTATATCCTCATCCTCTATTATAGCTATAGATGGATTAGCTGTTGCGGGGGAGGCAACGATTGTTTATCCTAACGGGTCTATTGAGGCTGAGGCAGCGTTTGCTGACTACTTAAACCCTAATTTAGATACTGAAATTTTATTTCCGCTTGTAGATAACGGGAGGTGGTTTGTTCAGTCAAGCGACGAGCCTGATATAACTTCTGTTGGTTGGGATAACGTAAAAGCGTCATATAGAATAAAAAATGTTTTAGACAAGATATTTAAAAGTATAGGGTACACCCTTTCTAGTACTTTTATAAACGGGGAAACTGATTGGAGTGCTGAGTTCTCTTCTGAGTTTTACTCTATGTTCTCTAATATAATAGGCATAGCCCCTTCGATGAGCGTTAGGGATTCCGATATAACTAACTCTGAGATAGATTTACAAACTTTAACTCTACAAGAATCTGCGTACAAACATGGAGCTTTAGGGGCAATAACAACCCCTAGACCTACGCTGTCTTCAGAGATGCAAAATATGAGTGAGGGGTTTCCCGCTAAATCTTATTATTGCGATTGGGTTTATTTAAAATTTGAAACAACTAATGTTGATAGACGCTCAGACCATTCCTTAAATACCATCTCAGGATTTTTAGGGGAGAACGGATTTGGAAATACTGACTCTGGCGACCCTGTTTTGAAAAATCAATCAGAAGACGTTAATACTACTTATTCAACTATAAGGGTTGGGAGAAGTGGGTACTACGATTTAAACGTCGCTGTAAAAGGTAATTTTAATGTGGCGATTGATGGTTCTTTCTATAACACTGTAGAGGACGACATAAATAGTTTCGGGAACGCTGAGAGTAAGTTTACTGTAGCCTTAATAGCAGATGATATGGCTCTTGATGATTTATATAAAAATGATAGCTCTATGGGGGCTTTGCTTTTTGATTTATACGACAAAGGGTGGGTTAGTTTGAACGCTAAAAATTACGATAATACAAGACTTAGTTTAACTAAAGTACAATATTTAGAAGCGCATAAAGATTATAACATCGTAGCTATATCAGCTATAAAAGACCAACTCCCTACCGCCACTCTTACTAGTGGTCATGGGACAGATTTTGAGTTACTTGAAGTTGATTTTAATTTAAAGCTATCTAAAGACGTAGCCCCTATGAAGGGTAGAAACAATATTGTTTACACAAACGTATCTACACCGACAGTAACTTACGCTGAAGTACTACCCAACGTTACCGCGTTAGATTTTATTTCTGAGTTATCTAAAATTTTCAACTTAGTTTGGACTACAAATTCTACTACTAAGGTTATTGAGGTTGAGCCTTACGAAGATTTCTTTGACCTTCAAGGTGAAGGTGATTCAACCCCGTATAAAGATTGGAGCGACAAAGCTGTTATAAAAAATGTAAAAGAAAATGGAGTTTTAGATTCTAATTTAATTTACAAAATGGCTTCCGACAGTTCTGATTATTCCATTAACTTATCTCAATCAGGATTAAGTCTCGGAGACAAGCAAGTGGCTTCCAATAGAGCTACAAACGCTTTTGTTAAAGATAAAGAGAAAGAATACAAGTTAGATATTTTCTCAGCGCTAACTATGGATTGGGATAGCCATTTAGTTAGAGATATTAATGAGACAAACGAAAAGTTCTATCCGATATTTCTACCTAAGATTTGGAGTAAACCATCATCCACTCTTTATCCTGAACTGAACGAACAGAAGCCTGACCCAAATAATGAGCATAACCACAAGCTTGCTTACGTAGGTCAGAGAGCTAGGGTGATGGATTCGCAACCAATAGAAAGTTATAGTGGAGTAGCTGACGACCCTAAAAAGATTCAATATATGTTAGAAGGGGTTTGGCATTACGGTACTTACAGCTCTACTTGGGGAAGTTTAAGTGGTGGGAGGTTTTTAAATAACACCTACCTAGCTAACACTTACTTACAAGCAAGTTCATATAGCCCTGTAGGGTCTGATATGCCTAACTTAACTTTTGCTGACTCATTAGGAGCTACATCATCAGAAGGTGGATTATACAATGTGTATCACCAACCTTTAATTGAGATGTTAATGATGCGGGATAAAATAATTACCGCTGATGTTAACTTAAGCGCGGGAGAGATTAACGACATTAATTTCAGACAGCTAATAAATATTGATGGAAATTTATACATAATAAACAAAATAAAAGACTTTAACTTCTCGGGCGAACCTACTGAAGTTGAATTACTATTAGTAACTCCGAGAGGGCTTAAAGAAAAAATAAAATAAGTTATGGCAAGAGACAAGTATTCAATAGCCTTTGATATAAAAGGAATAGAAAAATTAGCTAAGTGGCAACAGAAGCTTAGGGCGGCTAAAATAGAGTCTGATAGATTAGAGAAATCTTTAAAAGTACTAACCAAAGAAGGTAAAACTTCAGGCAAAGCATTTAATAGCTTATCTAAAGATGCGGCTAAAGCGTCTGCGAAGGTTGGTGTTTTTACAAATAATGTTAAGAAATCTAAAGCAGCGCTAACTCAGACAACTAATAGCTTAAAACATAATACTACCGCGACAAAAAGCAACACTGCCGCTACTAAAAGAGCTACAGCAGCAAAAAGGACTAACGCTAAAGGCTCTAAAGCTATGGGTCAAGCGATGGTGGCTATGGGGCTTTCGGTTACGGGGGCTGTCATGGCTATAAAGGCTTTAACTCGATTTATGATTGGGAACGTAAAAGCTTTTGCTGAGTTTGAAAAAGGAGTTAAAAATGTAACTACTTTGATGAACGCTGACGATACAGGGTTCTTTAAAGGAGACTTATTTAAAGGGTCTATACAATTAAGTCAAGACTTTGGGTTTGCTTTAAAAGATGTTAACCAAGCTATGTTTAACGCTGTTTCTGCGGGTATCAAAGGCGGGGAAGCTATTAAATTCTTAAACGACGCATCTGAATTAGCTGTAGCGGGGGTTACTTCTTTAAAGTCTGCTACGTTAGGATTAACTACAGTACTTAATGCTTATGGGTTAAAAGCTTCAGAAGCATCAAAGGTTTCTAGTATTTTATTTACTACTCAGAAATTCGGGGTTACAACAGTTGAAGAGTTATCTAAATCTTTAGGGGTTGTAGTTCCATTCGCGGCAGCGTCAGGAATATCCTTAGAAGAATTAGGGGCTTCTATTGCGGTTACTACTCGTTCAGGGTTAGATGCGGCTAAGACCGTTACAGCTCTTCGTGCCGCTATATCTCAAATGCAAAAACCTGCAGAGAAGTCAAGAGACTTGTTTATTAAATGGGGGATTCCTATTGGGGCTGCTCAAATGAAAGCAGTTGGGTTTACTGAAACATTAAAGAGGTTAAATAAAGTTTACAAAGAATCTCCTAGAGATATAGAATTAATGTTTGGGAATGTTCGTGGTCTTACAGCCATATTCTCTTTAGCGGGGGATAACGCTGAGTCGTACAATGATATTCTTAAAGAGTTAGAAGACTCTCAATTAACTGCGGCTAATCTTGAAAAAGCTTTAGCTGAGAATAGTGACTCTACAGCGATGGAGTTAGCGAAATTAAGTACTGCTTGGTCAACTCTAAAGGTTTCTATGGGGGATAGTGAATTTATATCGGACACTGTTGTTGAATTGACTAAACTTATAAACCTATTTGGGGATGATAATATAAGTAAAATAGATAAGTTTAATTTAACCTTACTGAAAGCCGCTAATCAATTAGTTGGTATTTGGGATGGGGGACTTATTGATGACCAAATAGAAAAGATGGAGGAAAACTTGCGGCTTGAATCCCTCCAACATGACGTAAAAGCTGCTGCAGATAAACTAAAAAAAGCATTTGAGGATGAGTCTGTAAGTTTAGATGATATAATAACAGTTGGAGACACAGGGACTATGAATTTACTCCCTTCTGATTGGGTTGGAATAGAAACTCTTTTATCTCAAGAGGATGCCTTAAAGGATTTTGATGTAGCTTTTTGGGATGCTGACGGTGATGAAACAATGTACGTTCAAAGCTTAATAGATAAAATATCAATTTTTAAAGATTATCAAGAAGAGTATAATCGCCTTCTTGATGACGAAAAGTTAATCAAAGACAACGCAGACAAAGATGCTGCAGAGTTATCTATAGCGTATAACAATTTTGAACTCAAATCTAGGGAGGATTTAGCCGCAGAGGTAAAGAGGATTCAAGATGCCGCTTTAACAAATGTCGAATACACAAGTGTTACAGAGCTTAAGATTGCTAAAGCAAAGCACGCTTCAATTAGAAAGTTAGAGAGGTACGCTAGGATTACAGGGGGCGCTTCCGCTACAGAATACTCTAATCTAAAAATTAGGTTAGGGAAAGCGGAAATTACGGAAAAGAAAAAACAACAAGGGGTAGACGCTCAAAACACAGAGGAATACGACGCTTTCAGAGTAAGAACTGAAACTCACCACTCTGAGTTTAAACAAAAACTAGCTGATAAACAAAACGAAGAGCAGATATACACTAAGCGGGAGTTTAGAAATGTACTCCTTCAACTAGATATAGATTACTTTGAATCTCTCTTAGAGTACGAAAAAAAGTACGGCGGGTTGTCGGAGATGGAGGTAAAGAAAATAGAGAATAAGTTATCTTCTTTAAAAATTCAGCTAGCAAACAACGAGTTAAAAGATGCTGACGACATTCACAAAGCTAAGATAGAATTAGCTAAAAAGGCTGCTCAAATGTTAGGTCAAATCGCTCAAGACGCTTTAGACACCCAACTAGCTAACGAGGAGAGAATGATAGAGCGTAAAAGAGAGCTGAGAGAGCAAGAAGGGAAGGATGGATTAATCAACCAAAGAGAGCTAGCTAAAGAACAAGATGCTTTAGATAGAGAGGCTTTTGCTAAAAAGAAAGAACACGATAAAAAATCTTTAACGCTGTCTTATATTTTAGAGTTAGCGGGTATAGCTATGGAGGCTGCAAAAAACAAAGCTAACGGATGGACTTTTGGGGCTGCAGGGCTTGCTCAATATGCTGCTTTAGCGGGGATAGCCACAGCTAGGTATGCGGGAGGAATGGCAACTATAGGCGCGCAGCAGTTTGCTGACGGTGGTTTAGTTTACGGAAACTCTCACGCTCAAGGGGGTGAAAGATTTGCTGTAGGCGGTAGAGTCGCAGAGCTTGAAGGAGGCGAAGCTGTTATAAACAAAAGGAGTACGGCTATGTTTGGAGGAGCTTTAAGTGCTATGAATGTTGCGGGTGGAGGAAAGTCATTTACTGCCCCTAACCTTTCTAGCGGAAGCTTAATCGACTACAACGCTTTAGGCGCTGTAATAGGTAGAAACACAAATGTAGTATTGCCTGTAGAAAGTTTAAATAAAACTCAAAACAGAGTTAGAGCTATAGAGAACTCAGTTAAATTTTAAATAGAGAAACATTGATGGAAAAGGATTTAATAAACGAAATAACTCAGCTATGCGGAGAGGACTCTAAGCTTGTAGTTAATACCTTATACCGAGAGGGGTTGCTAAATAACAACTCTATCCGTAATTATTTAATTAGGAAGGATTTTGATAAAGCTTTAATGGGAAATGATACAAGCCTTATTAAACATATATTTATAGACTTATCTGATAAGTACGATATATCTATACGTCAAGCACAACGCATTGTGTATGATTATATGAAGAACAAAGTGTCAAAGAATGGCAACACTATTCAGTAATAATAGTTTATATTTGCAAAGTATGGAAAGTATATACGAACAAAACTCTTGGTATTCAATGCCAAGTATAGAAGCTAAAGGTAAATCTACCGACATCCACATCTACGATGAAATTGGTGTTCACGGAATTACAGCTAAAAGCTTCTTAGAAGATTTAAAAGGATTAAAAGGAAAAGACATTACCGTTCATATTAATAGTACGGGTGGTGACGTTTTTCAAGGTCAAGCAATCTACACAGCTCTGAAAAATTATTCAGGTAAGGTTACTGTGAAGATAGAAGGTTTGGCTGCTTCTATGGCTACTATAATTGCTTTAGCTGCTGATAGAGTCGAAATGACTTCTAATAGCTTATTTATGATACATTCCCCTATGAGTAATGTGTTCGGTAATAAGGCTCAGATGCGTAAGCAAATTAATGCTTTAGAGAAAGTTGAAACTACAATGTTAAGTGTGTATAAAGCTAAGACTAACATCTCGGAAACTGAAATAGAGCAAATGATGGCTCGGGAGACTTGGTTATCAGCACACGAAGCATTAGAGTTAGGATTTGTAGATGAGGTTTTAGGGGCTGTTAAAGTTGTAGCTAAATATGACTTGAGTGGATACCAAAATAAAACTCCTGAACAAATCTTGAATACTTTAAATATTGATAACCTTAAAAAAGAATCTACTATGTCAGAAGATTTAAAAACTTGGTTTGTAGGGCAGATTTCCGATTTAAAACAAATGATTACGGGAAATGCCACTGAAGAGCCACAAGCAAAAACAGAGGAAGCGGTACAAGAGCCTACCGTAGAAACAGCTACACAAGAAGTTAATGTAGATGATTTAAAGGCTCAGTTGGATTCCTTAACAGAAGAGAGAGATAACTTATCTCAGAAGTTAAGTGTTCAAAAAGAGAAATCAAACGAGTCTAAAGAAGAAATGAAAACTCAGTTTGAAACAATGGCTCAAAGGATTGCTAAACTAGAGGCTACGCCTTCAGTTACTTTAGCTGAAAATGAGCCTCAAATTGTGGAAACAATAAAAAAAGAATTAAGTGAATGGGACAAGATGTCTCAAAATATGTTTAAATAAAAAACAAGTAAATAAGTAAAATTTAAAAAATTATGGCACACGCACAATTTTCAACAACATCAGGAGGCTCTGCATTTGTAGGCGCTGATGCTCAACAATACTTCGTTTCTCCTTTATTTTTAGGTGAAGAAGTATTAAGTGGAATGGATGTAATGACGGAGATTAAAGGTGACACTTACCTTGACCACTTCGACGCAGCTTCATTCATTACTACAGCCGACAACGGTAACACTTTTGTAGGTAAAGCAGGTACTGTTTATACTAATCCTCAAATCTCTCCTAAGCGAGTTGAAGTTGAGATTGCAATGAACGGTAATAATTACTACAACAAAGTTAAAGGTCAAGTACTACGTTCAGGTACAGATAAAGACAATGTTGATGGAACAGTTCTTAAGCAAATTGGAGCTGAAATCTTAATGCAAGGTATTCAAGCTGACTTTAATCGTCAACTTTGGTTTGCAGATACAAGTCTTGCTGCTGACACGAGCACTGCAACAGTAAGTAACCGAGCAGGTTACGCTGTTTACAACGGTATCTTTAAAGCTTTACAAAGCTTAGACGCTGCTCAAGAGGTGACTACCGTATACGCCGAAGCAACCGCAACGCTTAAAGCTATGTACGCTGCTGCAACTGCTGAATTAAAGGAACTTCCTAAGAAATTCTACGTATCAGGTGCTATTGCAGATGACTACGTTGATGAATTAGTTGCTGAAGGGAATCACATTGCTTACGCTGACGGACAAAACGGAATCCCTAACTTAAGGTTTAGAGGTATCCCTATTGTTATTCGTAGAGATTGGGATGCGTTATTAGTTGCTGAAGGGGCTGCTATTGATGCTACGGTAGGAGCTACGGTTGCTGCGGGTATCACAGGATGTACAGGTGCTAAAGACCAATATCGTGCTGCGTTAATCGCTGACGGTGGAGTTGTTGTAGGTACTGATTTCGGTGGAGCGTCTGTAGAGACGTGGTATAACCGTGATGAGAAAGAATTACGTTTCCGTTTAGGCTACTTATGTGACACAGTGTTGTTGGATAAGAAATTAGCTGTAACTTATATATCTGCTGACGCGTAGAAATAGTCACAATTAATATAAAGGGGGTTGGGGTCTAACCTCGCTCCCTTTTTTTATAACTTTTAAAGAACAAAAAAATGGCATTATCATCAATATCAGTTTTAGGAGCTGACCACTTTGCAAAGGGTGGGGTTAAATATATGACGATAGATACCGTAGCCAATTCTTCAGGAATGAGTGATTCAGATGGTGCGGGGGCGGTAACAATGTCTTCTGCGGTAACTGTTTACTTTGAAAAGGAATCAGCGTCTATGACTATCTCAAATACTCAATCAAACGCTCTTACTACTCACGAAATAAGTATCGAAGGGTATATTCCCGACATTACAAAGACTAAACTTCAACAGTTACAGGAGCTTCAAACAGAGCCTTTAATTGCTCAAGTTCACACTTGGGATGGTGTTAACTACTTAGTTGGATGGGACTCAGTAACAGCTACCGACGCAGGCAATACTGATTTTCCTTTACTATTACAAACAGTAGAGGCTAACACGGGTAGCGGTCTTTCAGACCAAAACGGCGTTACGTTAACATTTAGCTGTACTGCGGGAAGAACGCCTGCAACAATAGCATAACACTTAAAGAACAAGAAAATGGCACTATCAAGTTTATCAATAGCTCACGGCGACCACAAGCAATTAGTTGGTGGTGTAGAGTCTATACATATTTGGGAGCAAGTTTATTCAGGTTGGGCAGCTACCGACACCGCTACTGCAACAACGATTGCTAGTGGTGGGGTTACGGGGGCAATTCCTACAACTGCGGGTAATGTTTCCGACATTAAATTCCAAGTAGGGACAGCAAAAGTAGATTTCTCTACCGCTCAAGAAAAAGGTTTAGCCTTAACAACAATTAGTATAGAGGGGTATGTTCCCAACTTATCTAAAGAAAATTTAGCAGTACTTCAGGAAATGGCAGGAAAAGCCTTAATGGGGTGCGTTCACTTTTATAACGACACGGATGCAGACGCTCAAAGAAAGCTTCTTGTTGGTTGGGATAACGTACTAGGAACGAAGGAGGCATCTGGTGATTACATTCACTCTAAGTTTGCTTTATTCTTAGACTCTGTAGAAGCTTCTTCAGGGGCAGCCATTACAGACCAACACGGTGCAACACTTAAGTTTACAGCCGTTCAAGGAGAAACTCCTTACGAGTATATCCACTCATAGGAATATATATAAATTTGACGGGTGAAACTACGGGAGTAGCCCTTTATTTTCTTATATTTGTTTAATCATTATTCTATATAATTGTGGCTAAAAGAGAAAGAGATTCTAAAGGTAGGTTTACTGCTAACTCAACTTCTGATATGATTAGGAGAAAGGCTAGTGGTAGAGTTAAGTTTGATGTAGTAAACTTAGCTCCTATGCCTGATTTTAGAGAGAAGCAAAGAGAGGTTACCTCTAAAGAGATTTATAAGTTTGGTGACGACAATCTATTCCCTCAGTATCTTGCTGAGTTAAAAAGAAAGTCTAGTACTCACCGAGCTATACTATCTCAGAAAGCCACTTATACGGCGGGTAGTAAAATCACTACCGTAAACGCTAAGTTAGAACCTTACATTCAAGAGGTTAACCCTAAGCATCAATCCCTTAGAAATCTTTTTAGATTAGTAGTTGATGACTTTTATACTTTCGGAAATTCTTATATAGAGTTTGTCGAGTATGAAGGTGGTTGCAATATGTATCACATTGACTCAACAATGGTTAGGGTTGGTAAAAATTTAGAATCAGTTTACATTAATCCTGATTGGTCTTATTACGGGGTTGAAGATAAAAAGGTTCGTAAAGTTCCTATGTATCCTAACTTTAAGAATGGGCGTTCTGTTCTTATGTTTAAGGATTATGAAAGCGGGTTTCAACGATACGGTATTCCTGATTACATAGCCGCAGCAGAAAGCGGGTCTATAGAAATAGATTACCTTATACAAAAATACAATCGCTCTAAATTTGAGAATGGGTTTATGCCTTCAGCTATTATTGAAATAGACGGCTCAATGAGTGACGATGAAGCAGAAGAGTTAATCTCTTTAGCTCAAGATAAGCTTACAGGAGAAGGAAATAACGGCAAGATACTATTCTTAGTTAAGGATGGCGCGGGAGCGGGGAGTGGTTCTAATGTTCAAATCCTTAAAGATGATAAAGACGGTAGCTTCATGGAGTACCAAGAGCTTACACGAAATAATATTGTTACAGCCCATAGATGGCAGCCTGCTCTTTCAGGTATTGTGTCTAGTGGTAAAATGAATAATACGGGGAGTGAGATTAGAATCTCTTACGACTTAGTTATGAGAACCGTAATCCAAGATACTATAGAGCAAGTATTTAAGCCTATGCGTGACGCTATGGGTAAAGTCTTAGGTTTAGACGCATCCTCTTTAGAGGTTCAGTTTGAATCCCCTATAGGCTTTGCTGCAGATATAGATATAACTCAAATTGCAGACGTAAATGAGTTAAGAGCGTTGATTGGTTTAGAAGAAAGACCCGACTTAGAGGATATTTACTTGAACGACTTAAAATCAAAAGACGATGGCGGCGACAGACTATAGACAATACAGTAACTTGATTACCGCAGCAGAGGTTGTAGCTACAGCTATGACTAATGCGAATATGGATAAATCTATTATAGATGATAATATCATCCTTATAGCGGAAATAACTCACCTTAAACAAGATTTAGGGGATTATTTTTGGGGAGAATTAAGACAGAGACAGCAAAATGACGCTTTAGCCCCTATGGAGGAGACTCTTTTAGGTAACTATATAAAGCCTTGCCTAGCCTTATACGTTAAGTATGAAGTTCTAAATGATATGCAGTACAATACAACCTCTTCAGGGGTGGTAACAAACGATGATGATTGGAGTGACCCTGTTGATGGCTCAGAGATGTCTATACTAAAAGAAGATACATTTAGAAAGGCTGAGATTTTAAGAAAGGATATGATGGATTGGTTAAATGACTCTGACAATGTAGGGATTTTCACTAACTATGAACATTCAAGTAATGACAAGTATAGTAGCGGAAACAACGTGACTAGACTTGGGGGTATATTAGCTTACGGGAATAAGGTAAACAAATAACCTTTATTAAAAGAAAAGATGAACGATACTATATCAAAAATAAAAGATTCAATCGAAATTTCAGCAATAAACGGAGGGGCGCTCTTAGTATCTATGAGCGACGCAGAACAAATTTTAAGAATGCTATCGTTATCTTTAGCTGTATTATATACAGCGTGTAGATTATTTAATCTATGGAAAAAGAGTAGAAATAATTAACATTAACAAGTACTATGCCGACAACAGATAATTATACAACCACAGCCGCAAGTTATAAAAACTTATTTCAAGGACAGGGAAGAACAAATGCCCCTGCAGCGGTTAACGCTAATGAGCAGTATGATAGAGACAATTTACTTCATTTTATTGAGGATAAGTTTAAGTCAAATGTTAAAGGGGGATTTAGTTTAATTAATTTGCGAGCATTTCTTCACACGTTAGTTAAATCTATAAGAAATCAAGCTGATGATAAGTCTTACGTTGTTATAGGGAATAGAGGGGGTAGAGTTTCAACGGGAGATGCGGGTAGGTTTTACTACGGTAGCTCGGGTTCGGGGTACAATACTTTTAGTAGTTATACTTCTAATGAATTAAGTCTATCAGCTCAGGATTCTTTTAATGCTATAAGCGCTCCTTTCGAGTTGTTTAACGTAGCGTGCAAAGGGACTATACAAAATGGAACAGATAGAGGTGATGTTACTATAAAACTTTGCTACTCAGACCAAGACAACGGAGTTGATGCTGACGTTCAAAACTTAACTCAGATAGGGTCTACAACTGTAGATTGTGCTATAACTGACACGGGTTATGATTACTCTATATCTTCTGTGGTAAAAGTTCCCGCAGGAAAGCTTATTTGGTTGCTAATAGAAAACACAGGGCATACATCAGGCACAGAATACCTGTACTTTACTAATTGCCTTTACGCAACAACTCACTCTACTAATTGGACTTCAAGCTAAAGATAATGAAAGTAGTTTTAAATAGGTTAATGGATACGGGTAAAGAAACTTTAGGGAAGTTAACTATACACGATGAATTAAAAGAGTGCTTCTCTTGTAAAACTTTAGAGCTTTCTTGGAAAGATAATAAAAGGAATGTTTCTTGTATTCCTAGAGGAGAGTATAAAGTGATTGTTAGGTTTTCCGAAAAACATGGAGAACACTTCCTTGTTAGTGATGTTGACGACAGGGATTTTATTCTAATTCACAGCGCGAACTATCACACACAATTAAGAGGTTGTATTGCTGTAGGAGAGGCTTACGCTGATATAAACGGAGATAACGAGTTAGATGTAACTTCTAGTAGAGATACTATAGAAGACTTACTAAGAATATTACCTGACTCATTTTACATAACTATAATTTAAGAAAAGATGATTGAATACATTTCAGAACACGGAACAGACATAATTGCTGTAGTAGTAGCGTTAATGGCTGCCGCAAAAGTTTTTGTTAGACTAACTCCTTCAATTAAAGATGACGCCATCTTCGGAAAGATAGATAGTATTTTAGAGTTTATTATACCGAACTATGGGGCTAAGAAGGAAGAATAGAAAAGCGAAAGAAGAAGAACTTAAAGATGTTAAGCCTGTTATGAACCCTTTAATAACTACAGGAGCTAAGATTATGTCCTTTATTGTCCCTAAAATGTTTCAGGATAAGAATGGTAAATGGTCTAGTAAAAGAACTATAGGTGGGGTTATAGCTATCGCAGCGGTTCACCAAATAGAAATGGCGGGCAGCGTAACTTGGCAGCATTTAGTTATGCTTGCTTTAGCTACAGCCACCGTTTACGCTCCTGACTCTAAGTAAAAGGGATTACTATAGGTAGAGTTCCATTATTTAGGACAACTCCACAAGATAGCTTATATGATTTGGCGAAGTATTTTGCGTAAGCCATAGCGTAGCTCTTTCTGTCAACACCACACCCTACTTGCATTCCCCAATAACCTCCATTGTAAATAACGGAGGCTTCTGTGTGTATATGTCCTTGTACAACTGAACACCCAAACTCAAGAGATTTATTAGCGGCTGCGCTTCTACCTGAAGTCCCCGTTCCGTGAACATAAAGCACATCATCAATGTAGTGGTGTTCTTTAAAGTCCCACCCCTCAACGCCAAGAACTTCGTCGAAGTCTCTTATCCAAGCCTTAGATAATCCGCAATCAAAAGCTTTACGCCTAACAATAGCGTCGTGATTTCCTATGCAAACTTTAGCGATAGGGAAGGCTTTATGCCATCTGTGGATTCTGTCTACAGCTCTTTCTAGCTCGTCCCCTGCTCCGTAACCGTCAGGGTCAGACCTATGGAAGCTTGAGTAGTGAGAGTCTATTACATCGCCTATAAAGACGACTTCACTACACCTGTATTTTCTGAATTGATTAATGCAATGCTCTAGGTATCCATCGAGACAAAAAGGTTCGTGAATGTCACCTATAATTAAGACATTTCCCGTTGACTTTGTTTTATCAAAGTTCCTAGCTCTTTTAATTAAGTCCCACTCGAACTCAGAAAGTCTAGGTCTAAACTGCTTTTCCATAAGGCAAATGTACTAAAAAAAAGTAACCCCTACAAATGTAAGGGCTACTATGTGTCTAACCAAAAACACAACTATGCAGAGATAAAATAGGGAATAGTCAAATATACTACTTAATTTCTTTTAACCAAGCATCAGGCACTAATTTCTCGCACCATTTTATGTCATTTTTATCACACCATTGGGCATACGTGGTCTGGCTGCCTTTTCTTATTTTATTGTTTGCGCTTTGAAATAAGAATCTAATATCTAAATTAGGGTGCTGTTCTTTGATTAACAAATGCTTATCCCTATCCGCTTTGACTAAACGACCCTTCACCTCTAATATAATACCGTTAGGTAAGATTATATCAGGGGTGTAAGAGTGTTCACTCAGGGGGATTACATATTTAATCTTAAGGGTTTCGTACTCAATCCCTTTTGCTTTTCTTTGTTTCAAATTCTTCCAAACTCGATGTTCTAGTCCACTTCGGAATCCTGCTTTCACAGCAGCAGTTCTTATGGGACTCTTCTTCTTTTTTCTCATCTATAAGTTTTTCTATGTAGACACAAGCATCCATAAGCTCTTCTTGGGTGTGTATAAGCCATTCTAACACGCTTAAATCTCCTCGCTCCATAGTTGTTCCGTATTTCTCTTTCCCAACCTCAGAGCGCTTTAAAATTTTACTACAAACTTGTTGCTCTATTTTGCTCATTGTCTAATCCTTTAGTGACGAAGTTAATAAATTCCATCTCCTTTTCCAAACATTTTCTTTTCCATATAATCATTTCTTGCTTATAGTGGAGTAGTTTAAAGAATGACTGATTGAATAATATTAAACACTTCTCCAACTCGTCAACTCTATTTTCTTTTTTATCAAACACTTCAGCGGATAACCTCCCTGCGTGTGTGTTTAATTCATCTCTCATTTTAGACACCTCTACGGTCATCTCGGAATACGCAGCCATAAAACTATTCTCTTCGTTATTAGCTGTCATATCCCTCATTAACTTTAACGATTCCTCTGCTACTTGCATAACTTAATGTTTTCTTAATATTTACCTAACCTTGATTAATGATTTTGTGCTTATATTTACAGCATGAATAAATTTACAAAGTTTCTGTATGCGGTGATAATGGTGGTGGTTTACGTTATAGCTTTAGCGCTCTAACTTCCGCAAGCCTCACAATCATCAGGGTTATCAATGTTGCAGCTAGGTTGCTCTTTAGTTTCTAAGTCACCAACCCAAGAGTCCCAAGTTTCTCTTGCTACTGCCTCTTCTTTCTCTAATTGCTCTTTACTTTTTTCAGTCATCTTGCTTTACTATTATGTTATACATTTGTTCGTCTAGCTCCTTGATGTCGTTTTCAATGTTAGACCACGCTAAATCAAAAGCTTCTTGGGTTTTTAAATCGTACTTACTTCCTGTGCAAAAGTTAGAAACATTCCTAGCGTTTTGCTTTAGGAGCTTATCAATACTACTCTTTACTTTTTTGTTCGTATGATAGCGACCTGATTTTTTCTTGTCTTTCATATTCTTGCTCTTCTATTTCTAGTTGCTTTCTCCAAGCTAAATACTCAAAGTGGTCTCTCTCTCTAAAGTTGCCTTCTAAACGCATTTGTTCTTGGATTAAAAATTCCTTTAATCTTGCCATTTTACTCTTGTTTTTTTGGTTAAAATCCTAATTCTGCTTCAGAGACTACGTTAGATAGAGAAGTATCATTTAAAGGGTCTATAAAGTACCCGCCTCGACTTGGGTTAAGATATGTAAATCTACAACTTTTTGGCGAGAATTTCAAATATACTGGTCTATCTTCTTGAGTTGGTAGCCCAACTAATTTCTGAAACTTAATCTTCCTAACGTGTATCTCAGTTGTATCCCACTGCTCACTATTTAAGTGCCTATGTATTACTATAAAATTGTCAGTTCTATTAGCAAACATCCCTCCAAACTCTACGTCATACATACTTGGCGCAGGGACTCTGCCCGCGTCGTCTTTCTTCCTAGCTGCCGCAGTTCCCGCGTGGGTTGTAAGAATAAACTTTACATTATGCTTCTGCTTAAATCTTCTTATGTTAGATAGCATAGAATAATAGTAATCGTACTTACTAAACCCGCTCTCAATTCTTAAATCATTCAAAGGGTCTATAAGGCATCCGTCGTATTTAACAACTTCCATTTGCTCTTCAAAAGCCTCTAAGACTTGAGATGCTGAGGGTTGGTCTTCAAATGTTATTATAGTAAAATGCTCTAAAACCCAATCAATAGCGGAGCTAAATTCAGTACTACTCATTCTATCGCTTCTATCTTTATCTGCGCTTTTTCCTATAAACATCTCCGCTATATCGGAAATCATATCTCCAACAGGCTCATTCTCAGGGCAGTAGCACAACCACTTCCATCCATATCTCATTGACGCATTTAGCATTAAGTAAAACATAGTGGTGGTTTTCCCTATATTTGCTAACCCCATGATAACATCTAACTCTCCTTTGCGATATTTGTAGTGAGGGTCTAGCGAGGGTATTCCCGTAGAAACTCCTTTAGGGAGACCGTTTCTAAAGATATTACCCGCGTACCTTTTTATATCATCCTTATTACTAACCTTATACATCGTAGAATCCTTTTTGAGAGTTAGCAACCTTTTCTACAATATCCTTTTTCGTAGGTATAAATTTCTCAGATAAGTACTCTTGAAACTTTGTGGCGTTAAAAAGAGTTGAAGGTCTTAAGAACTTATCAAAATCTGTGTTAATCCATTGAGAACATTTAACATCTATAACCCTTTTAAAGTCATCTAAAGAGTAGCTCTCCTTACGCCTTGCAACTATAAACTTTGCAGATGCGTTAGTGTTTCTAAAGTTCTTCTCAGCCTTTTTATTTAAGTAATGAATAACCTCCTTTACAAGCGAAGAAGTTTCCTCGTCTGTAATGTATAAGTCTTTAAGCTTTGTTGTACGTGGCTTAACTTTATCAACAAGCTTAACCTCTTTGTTTCCGTACTTTTCGCACCTAATAATTCTTTTATCAACCTCTTTATTAGGCTTATACGTAAGTATAACCTTTATAAGATTCTTTTTAACTAAAGATGAAACAATCCTACTAACGCTAGACTTACTAAGCCCAAAGAACTCAGCAAAGTAAGCGTTGCTAGCTATACAGCCTTGCTCATTATCTAAGCTATGTATCTCTGCTAAGAATATTTTTTCTTGCATAGACATTCCTTTAGACTCCCATATCTCTTTAGGAATCCAAATCCCTTTAAAACCTCTGCTCATAGTTTAATCCTCCCAATCTTTTAGAATCTTCCCAAATTCTTTTACATAATCCTCTTCATAATATAATCTATGGTCGTTACAAGTGTGCCAAGCCCCTTGACAAACTTTCGTTACCGCTGCGGGGTTTCTTCCTAAATATTTCGCGCAACTACGTACACTAGAAAAATAGGTAGCTTCTTGCTCTTTAACGCAAATAGCGACAACCCCTCTTGAGTACCCCCTATTTAATTGCTCTGCTTGATTCATTTTCTTTATTTATTAAAGTTAGTAACTGACTACACTTAAAATGGTTAGAGTTCTTCTTGTCAAGAATCTCTATAACCTCTTCTTTAAGCTTTAAATAATCTCTTAAGTACTTGTCTTCAAAGCTTTCGTCACTCAAATTATCAACACTATCCTTGTACCCCTTAAGGGTTTTATCAAAAATAGAGTAGTCGTTTACAAATTTAATTGAGTGAATAACGGTTGCGTGGTGACAGTTAGTAAGCTCTCCAATGATTCTAAATCTCATATCGAACTTTGTCCTTAAATAGTATCTTAAAAAATGCCTAGAGACTACGTAATCTCTATCTCTTTTTTTCGATAGTATTTTCCTTGTTGAAGTCCCCGTAAGGTTGGAGACAAAATTAATTGCCTCCAAAAACTTATCGCTATTCCTTATCATCGGTCTTTTTTCCTCCAAGATGAAAAGAGTAGTTATATATTTTATCAGAATTTTCTAATAAACTATCTACTGTTTTTGATAAAGGTAGTGCTAATTCTAAGCACTTGAATCTAAATTCAGCCTCCATCGTTACTTGTTTAATTCTTTTATTAAGCTCTGTTTGTGTCATTTTTGTTTCTTTAGACATATCTAAACACTTTTAAGGTTAAGTAAAGGGGGCGAACCCCCTCTACAACTATTAACTAAAAACTAATTATGAATAATTAGAAAGGTAAATCTGAGGTGTCCTTAGTAGACTTCCATTCAGACTCAGTTGTTCCCGCTGAAGAAGAGTCTATCTTCCAAGCGTCTATATTGTGGTAGTACTTTCCGTTAAACTCTCTTGAGGATAGGTTGAAGTGAACGTCTACCATATCCCCAACTTTGTGAGAATCTATTAGGCTTGTCTTTTCTCCGAACAAAGTAAAGCATACCTCTTTCGGGAATTTGTCTTCTGTTTTTACAACGAAACCCTTTTTCCCCCATTCTTTTCCTGCTTTTGTCATTCCCGTTTCAGGCTCTAAGACTTTTAGTAAAGTCCCTTTAATTGAATTTTGCATAGTGCAATTAATTTAAGTTTAAGCTGTCTATATCTTCGTTTCCGTAGTCAGAGTAAAGGACAGCTTTTCTAGCTTCATCCCTGACCGTTTTGTTTTTAAATAATTCAGTAAACATAGTAAATAACTCCTCTTCGCTAGCGTTAACGGCAAATTCTATATCCATCAACTCGTCGTTATCAGGGTTTATATAATTCCCCATAGCCACAAGTATAGAGTCGTTCCCATCAACTAAATTCTTTAAAACTTCTTGCCTTAATCTTCTTTCGTCATCCATTTTTAAAATGTGTAATTTACTGTTGGTATTATAAACTTACTAGATAACCTACTATCCTCTGAGGAGGTGCATATTTTTACTAAGTCGTGGTTTTCTTGGAACATACTTAGATGATTATCCTCTTTGTAGTATTCTGCGTAAGCAAATATAGAGATATTTTTAGCTTCTTCGACAGAGAAACAATCTTCTAGCAATTTTTTAGCTTTCTTTTCCCCAATTCTAGGTATTCCAACTATATTATCAGTAGAGTCTCCTGATAAAGTTTGCTCATAAAGTTTTTGCCAAGCGTCATATTCTGTAACATTACAAACCTCTCCTTTATTCCAATTATAATGGAATCCTTTTATTTGCAGTAAATCCTTATCAATACTACAAATGATAGTATCATCCATCTCTGTTTGGCAAATCCCTAAAGCGTCATCAGCCTCTAAGCCATCAACAACATCACAACTCCACGCTCTTATTAGATATTGCCTTATATCGTCAAAGTGTTCAGGCATAATCATATCTTTACGATTCCCCTTGTAAGGCTTTATTGTAGCTATTTCTTTTCTGAAATTGTTTTTTCCCGTTAGAAACCCTATATAGTTTTCACATTTTGTAACGTAAAATATATGCTCAAACATTGAGTCTATAGTTTCGTAGGCGCGTTCTACTTCATCGCCTTCGTGTTTCCAAGCGGCTCGATAGAGCATAATATCTACGTCTATCAGAGCCGTCTTAACATCTCCCTTACTTAACATTATCAAATGCTTTTTTAAGAGCTAGAGATTGCTCTTTTGTTATGTTATAATCCCCCATCTTAGACTTAACAATATCCCCTTTGCCGTCGCTTATAGCTGAGACCATAGAGTTTAATTGAGCGTCTGTTAAGTTTGCTTTAGTCTTAAACGACTCTTTAACTTGAGTCACATATCTATTGTCATCCCACATACCTAAGAATATATCTGCGTTGAATCCTAATTTAGATAATCCTTTAGTTAAGGCGTCAGTAGACACTTTCTTAAAACATTCATCATCTAATCTACCCTTACCATTGTGGGAGGCTATGGAGGAGTTTATATCGAACTGAAACTTCTCACCCCCATCAACATACCAAAGGTTTGCTTGATAGCATATAAGCCCATCTACTCCGTTGAGATTATAGAATTGTTCTTGGCTAATACCCCAACCTTGACCTATTTTGCCGAAGGCTCTTGTTAATTCCCGCACTTGATATTGCGCGTTGATACTCGTAAACTTTCTTCCGAATCCTACTTCCTTAGTAAAGTTCGGGTCAGTAGTTTGTACTGATTCCCAAAACAACAAATTGTTGTCTTTCTTTTTTGTCATCTTTGTCATAATCTCTGTTTTTAGTTACACAAATATAGTGAATTTAATTTAATACTCAACACTTTTTAGGGAATATTTTGCTACATTAGTAGTTCTCCCGAATCGGTTTTTAACCCTTAAGCTTTCCGTTTCAATATCCCAACCTAAATCTTTTAGTTCAAATATTGTCGCAGCTAATCGTGTGTTACCTAAGTCTTGAATTGCTTGTATAGGCGTAATACTCCCATACTCTTTAAGGTATTTAACTACCCTTGTTTTATTCGTTTCTCTCATAATCTTTTTCTTTTTCTAGTTATGAGCCAATTAGTCTTTCTATTCGGCTCTCAATTTACATTCGTAATCTTAACGAGGGTAGATAAAGCTTATATTTACCTTCGTTGTGGCTCAAATTGTCTTGATTATGAGCTACATTCAGGACATTAATGAGCTTTATTCCATATTCCGATATGCGATATTATACCGTCTTTATCCCTTCTTTATCCCTTCTTTAATCTTACTCTTGTTTTAGTTCTTTGATTCTATGCTTTAAAGCGTTGATAGGGACTATCCCTGTTTCTTTCTCTATTGAAAGTATCAACTCCAACTCCTCGATTACTCGTTGGTTAGTAATTTTATCGTAAACCTTGTTAGATATTTCTTCCATTTCACAAGCGTCTAAGCCACATATTCTGTCGTGTATAATGTTCCCTAGAGTTTCACTCCAAGTATCCATAAATTCATCTGCAATACCCTCTATTGTCTTTTGGCTGTTGCGCTGCTTGATAGCTACTTCTTTCATCTTTCCCATAATTTCTAGTCGTTTAGTTTTTCTTTTATTTGCTTAATACACTCAAAGGCATTTATTCCCCCAAGTTCAAATTCTTCAATGATAAATAAGATTTCTTCTTTCATAATTTCTAGTTGTTTTGGTTTTTAATAAATTCTACTATCGCTAAATATACAGCCCCCATAGTTGTTTCACCTTGAAGCGATAATGTTAACGCTCTAACCTTGTGGTTATCGTTTTCAATGTCGGTTATATGACAATGACAATCACCTATAC